TTCCGAGAAGAAGAAACGGTTGGGCCACTACCGCGACATGATGGAATGGAGTCAGCCAAGTGGGGGAGACACTCCCGCCAGCACAGATGAGCCAGCTCCTGAAGACTGAAGGCGACGACACCCTCACCCTCGTTGCCCTCCAGCAGGAGCTGGATGACGCTTTCTCAAAAGACTGCTGGCGCTGGATGTGCTCATGTGTTTTCACGGTCGATGAAGCCCAGTACGGGATGCGCGGCGCGCCCAAGATCCGGCCCTGGCCGCAGCACCTCACCTACCTCAAGGGGGTGCTCGACGTTCTCTTGAACGAGCCCCTCGTCATGATCCCCAAGTCCCGCCGCGTCATGGTGTCTTGGTTGGTCGCCGCGTATTTCGTCTGGGTAGCTCGCTATCAGGACCATGCCGCGCTGTTCTGGCAGTCGGAGACGGAGAAGAAAGCGGCGTACATCGTGGACCAGCGCTGCCACTTCATCGAGACGAACCTCAAGCCGCCAGAGTTCCGCAAGAGGATCACCACCATCAAGACGAAGGACTCGCTGGTCGGGCAGATCAACTACCCGAACGGCAGCTACATCTGGGCGGTCCCGCAGGGTGGTGACGTGCTGCGGACCTACACGGCGACCAAGGTGATGATGGACGAGTGCGAGTTCCAGCCGCAAGCGCCGGGGGCAGTCCGGGCGCTCATGCCCATGGTTGAGAAGGGCGCACAGGCGATTCTCGTGTCATCCTCGAACGGGCCTATCGGTGTCCTTGCCGAAGTCTGCAACGGGGTTGGCTTCTCAAGTTGGTCTGACATCAGTAGGATAGCGAACTAGGAGGCGGACATGCCGATTCCCAGCAGAGGTCAGCTCGGCCAGATGGCCAACCCACAGTTCTCAGACCCAAGACAGAACCAGAACCTCGGCGGGTTCCCGGCAGGGGCGAAGCCGAAGCCGGGCCTCATGCCCGGACAGCCCTTCCCGATGCAGCCTGGACAGCTGGATGCGCTGCGCCGGAACCTGCCTCCGCCACAGCCTGGCATGCCAGGCATGTTCCGGCCGCTTGAGCAGCTTACCCAGAGAACGCCCGGCATGGGCGGCATCGCGCAGATCCCTCCCGGCATGCCGCGCCCGCAGCCCGGCATGGGTGGGCAGTATGGCGGGGCTCAGGATGCGATCTTTGGTCGCCCACAGCCCATGCCCATGGGACCGCCGATAACGCAGTTCCCAGGGCAGCCAGGGCAGAAGCCCATGCAGCCCATGCCTGGCACGCTGACAGCCGCTGGACAGCCGCAGCCCTGGCAGCCATACGCTGGCCAGCCCCCGCAGGCAGGACCGTCAAGGGTGCCGCCTGGGATGCCGCAGGGACCGCCCCAGAAGCCCCAGCCAGGCATGCCCAATCTCGGGGCGGCGGCTCCGGGTAGACTTGGTGGCGGCAAGTAGATGCCGTCTCTCCCGCCAGTCCGCGTCCTTGAAAGCCCGAAGGGCTGGAAAATCGTCCCGGTCCACTACTCCATGGACCCGGAGAAGAACGCGGAATGGGTCGCCAGCATGAAGCGCAGGGGGGACATCGACGACTGGGAGAAGGAGATGGAGATCAACTTCTCGTCAGTGGCCGGGGTGCGGTGCTTCGAGAGCTACTCCATCCTGGCGAACTCGATAGACGGGGTCGAGTACGAAGAGATCCTCCCGCTGCGGCTCGCCTGCGACTTCAATGTGGACCCGATGGCCTGGCTCGTCTGTCAGATCAACAACAACAAGCTCTATGTCCTGCGTGAAATCTGGTCCTCGCCCGGCAGCGTTGTTGAGAACTGCGAGAAGTTCCTCAACGACTACGGCGGTCACTACGGCGAGGTCTTCATCTACGGCGACGCGAGCGGCAACGCGAGATCACAACGCGACCAGAGATCGAACTACGACGAGATCGCGCTGCGCCTGATGAACCGCCCGTTCAAGCTGCGCATGCGCGTGCCGTCTCGCAACCCGACGAACGTGAACGCTGTTCGGGCCGTCAACCGGAGGTTGGTGGATCAGTGGGGCAACCCACTGATCTTCATCGACCGAGACAAGTGCAAGAACCTCCTCCTCGATCTCTCCCAGGTTGTCTGGCAGGAGGGGGCTTCTAGCGCAACTCAGTCCATCAAGAAGACGAGGAATCGGCTTGACCCGTACTTCTTCCGTGGCCATGCCTCAGACGCGCTCTGCGCTCTCGTCCACCGCGAGTGGCCGACGCGGGCAGAGGTCGCGAAGGAAGAGGACAAGCGCGAGGAAGAAGAGAAGAAGGGGAAGGGCCGCGTGAAGAAGAAAACGCGGCCCAGGATGCGGGCCGCTTTCCCAGATTAGGAGGGGAGATGCCGACATACGCACTGGCTGGAACGGTTGGGGCTCGAACGGCCCTCCAGGCCCTGCTTTCCTGGTTGCGGCTGGGAGACACAAGGGCCTATCCGTACATTGTGGCAGCTGGAGGAACAACGAGCAACGAGATCATCTGTGGGAATGACGGGCTGATGGCCCTCGACATCCCATCGAACTTCACTGGGAGCACCGTGACGATCTACGGCAAGGCGAGGTCCGACCAGGCTGCCGCGAAGCCAGTGTCTCGATGGGTCGGAGGCACGAAGACAGCGCTGGCGATAACCGGCGTCACTGTCAACGATACCCTCTGGTTCGAGACCCCCATCGCCGGGCTCTACAGCATCAAGCTGGTCGTCCCGACACAGAGCAACACGGTGTCCATCATTCCCAGATGGGGGAGAGTGCTCTATGGCTGACCGAAGCTCAGTGTTCACGCTCCCCGGCGCAGGCACAACCAGCAACGAGATCCTGGCTGGGGACAGCGGGCTCTATGCTCTGCAGATTCCTGCCAGCGGCATGGAAGGAACGAATCTCGCCATCTACACGAGAGCGACCGTCAACTCGCCCCTGAAGGCAACCTACATTTGGGACGGCACAACTCGCACCCAGATCAAGCTCACCAACGTGGCGGCTGATGACCTCCTCTGGTTTGAGACTCCGATTTCAGGGGTCTACAGTATCGCCCTCGTGGCTGATTCCCAGACTGGCGACTCAGTCATCACGCCGCGTTGGGGAAGGGTGTAGACCATGGCAGTCGAGACAGATCCGCTGCGTGAAGAGGATCAGACCCTAGAAGTGGAGATCGAGTCGATCTCCGTTGTCGAGAAGCCACTTGAGGAGCGGCTCGACTACGAGACCGGGAAGGAACTCCACACCAAGATCCTCGACAAGTTGAAGGCGCGGCGGGACTACTCTGTCGAGCACTGTGAGGAGCGGTACGGGGAGTGGAACAGGGTCAGGAAACATCTCAAGCTCTACATCGACCTCACCGACAAGGCCCGCCTTGGCGACAAGAGCAGCGATGAGTCAGCTCTGGAGATGCCATTCAAGCGCTCGGTCTCCATCCCGGTGTCCTACGCCAACCTCCACGTCTTGCTGACGCAGATGATGTCCATCTTCTCAGCCAGGAACCCGATGATTCAGCTGAGAGGCCGAGGCCCCGAGGATGTGTTCAAGGCGAAGATGATGGAGACGATTCTGGCCTACGACGTGCAGCAGACCAAAGGCTTCTCCTCGCTGTACTCGATGTTCCAGGACTCCATCTCTTTCGGCACTGGAATCAACTACGACTCGTGGGAGATCGAAGAGGGCGTCAAGTTCGACTATCAGCCGCTGATGGTCCCAGGCGTCCCGCCCGAGCTGCTCGTCGCCTACCTTGGGCCGCTCGCCTACACCCCAATCCGTACCATCGGGACACGCCGCGAGTACAACCGCTGGCGTCCGGTCGATCCGTTCAAGTTTAGGCCCGACCCCCGAGTTGCGTTCTGGAACCTCCAGGATGGTGAGTTCTGCGGCCACTCCTACGAGATCGGCTACAACACACTGAAGAAGAAGGAAGCCCCGCATGGGCCGTACTTCAACCTGAAGCATGTGCCGAAGTTCGCGAGGGGGCTCAGTAAGCGGTACGAGAAGCTCGAAGACGTGGGGATGAATCAGACGGACACCGATCTGACGACCCGCGATCAGAAGGACCGGGGCTTCTTCGAGGCCGAGACCATGGTCGTCGAGCTGATCCCGAAGGAATGGGAGATTGGGGACAGCGACTTCCCCGAGAAGTACATCTTCACCTGGATCAGCGACGAAGTCATCGTGCGTGCGCACGAGATGCCGAACGTCCACCAGCAGTTCCCCTACTCGGTGGCCGAGGTGGACCCTGACTTCCACACCACTTGGAGCCCAGGCATCATCGAGCTGATCGAGCCGATGCAGCGCTACATCAACTGGCTCTTCAACTCGCACATCGAGAACATCACCTCGGTCCTGAACAACCAGTGGGTCTACTCGCCGCGCTTCATCGAACGCAACGATCTGGAGTACGGCGGACCTGGGGAGCACATCCGGCTGAAGAACGAAGCCGTCGAGATGATGCTTTCCGGCGAGGTCCAGGACGTGCGTCAGTTCTTCTTCCAGGTGCCGATCCAGGACGTGACCGGCCCGAGCTACATGGGCGCTGTCCAGT